AAGGATATAGATCATCATCTAAACCGCCTGGTGTGCCTGGAAATCATCCAGGCGATATTTTTATCGTGTTTAGTGATAAAATGATTCTAGGTGTTAGTCTAAAAGCTGGAGGTAAGAAAACATCAGAACCTCAGTTGAATACCTATCTAAATCCTGTATACAATTTTTTTGGAGAACAAAGAACATTAGAATCATTGTATAAGACAGCTCACACTCAAGTCTATTCTAGAATAGAAGGAATACCTTCAGCAAATACTTTTAGGAGTAGAGAATTAAGGACAACTCAAAAGATATTGAAAGATTTCAATACAAAAAACAATAGACAGTACGAGCAGTACTATGATGATTTTTTAGAGATTATGAGAAAGGGTATAATTACTCTTTTCAATAAAGACAAAAAGAAAACTCTGGATTATATAAAATCAGAAGTTCTCAGAGATGCTCCAGATGTACCAACCATAGTCATAAAGGCTTCTGGTGAGGACTATGAAGAAGTTACAGATAAAGATCAGTTGGGTGTATTCTTACCACAAGTAGAATTTGTTAGAGCATATACTGAAACAAAATCAAAGCAAAATTGGAATATAGAATTAAAATCAGGCAGTGATAAATTGATTATGAAAATGACCATAAGAACAAATAAGTCAGGTCATGCAGGAGTAAAAAAATTAGGTCAATTTAATTTATCAGTCAAATATAACGGATTGAAAAAAAGTTGATATGTTAAATTTTAGAGAATATCTCGTAGAGGCGCCAGGAAAGAACCTACACTTAGAACATATAGAAGATGAAATCCTAAATAATGGTGTAGAGGGTGGAAGAGCTGCAATCAATTTTATTCAGTCTCTACGAGATATGCTTGCTGGTGATTCAAAGTCATCAGTAAATATGAGTGTAAAATGGGATGGAGCTCCTGCGATATTTGCAGGAATAGATCCTTCAGATGGTCAGTTCTTTGTCGCAAAGAAATCGGTTTTCAATAAAGACCCGATTCTTTACAAGAAAGATTCTGACATAGACTTAGGGGGTTATCTTGGAGAGATGTTCAAGGTGGCTCTTGCAGAGTTCTCAAAGTTGGGAATCAAAAATGTAATTCAAGGAGATCTTTTATATTTAAAATCCACATTGGGTACAGAGATTGCAGATCATGTAACCTTTCAACCCAATACGATAATGTATGCAGTACCTAAAGACTCTGAGATCGGTCGGAAAATCTCAAAGTCCAAGTTGGGAATCGTGTGGCACACAACATACAAGGGTGAAACACTGGAGGGTATGACAGCCTCATTTGGAATGGATCAACCACTTAAACAAGTTCCTTCAGTGTGGCATACGAATGCTGATTACAAAGATTTATCGGGAACAGTAAAGTTTACTGGAGCAGAGACAGTTGCAGTAACTAAACATTTGTCTGAAGCTGGTAAGGTGTTCAGACAGATTAATTCTAGAAAGATCAGAGATTGGTCTTCATTGCAGGACACATTACCAGCAAGTTCTCAATGGAAGACCTATGAAAATTCTTTGGTAAGACAGGGTAAGACAATTACAAACCCTAGAATGCATATTGCAGAATACTTCAAGTTTGTGCATGAAGCATTTGTAAAGATTACAGCTACGAAGAAGACTGAAAAATCCAAACAACAGTGGATGGGTAGAAAAGAAGCCTTCTTCAAGGAATTGCGAAAACATACTTCAAACATGGTTGCAGTTTCTACCTTCATGATGCATATTGTTGATGCAAAGATGAAAATCGTGAAAAAGTTAAATAGTATAAAACAGTTAGGAATGAGTACATTCATAAAAACAAAAGACGGATTCAAAGTTACATCGCCCGAAGGGTATGTTGTCGCAGACAGTTCCCAGAGGGCTGTCAAACTAGTTGATAGACTAGAATTTTCATTCAATAATTTTACAGCCATTAAAAATTGGGACAAATAGGAGAACCATGAGATACACAAAAAGTTGGACAGAAGCATTACAGGAAGTCCAAGAACAAGTAGGTGTTCGTAAAGTCGATTTTGTAGACGGAGTTACACCAGACCTTCAGGAAGCAAAGCCTGAGTTTGAGGTCAAATATGCATCTTCAAAGAAAGGCCCAATCAAGGTCAGTAAGTTTATGTCTTTAGAGGATGCCAAAAAGTTTCTTGCACAAGTCAAGAAAGAAGGAATGAATGGAATCATTTCCAAGGGTGGAAAACCTGTCAAAGAAGACCATCACGAAAAGGATGCAAACGGAGAACCAATTCCACATGATGATGAGGAAGGTCTTGAAGAAAAGATGGATGGTAGAAAAAAGTTCTCTGGAAAACAAGCAAAGAAAGATAATGAAGATAGACGAGCTGCTCAGAGGAAAAAGTTAGGTATTTTAGGCCCCAATGAGGAAACAATTAGTGAGGCCGACTATGAACTTTATCACAAAGATTTCTCATCTGCAATGCAACACGCATACGCTCATGCTAAGAAAAAAGGATTTACAGTAGATCCAGAAGAGATTGATAACAAGGTCGCAACTGGACCTAAAAAACCATCAAAGGGTAAAACTAATCGATACATTTTGGGAACAGATAAGAAGAAGAGTCTTCATGTTCAGGTTGCAAACTTGGATAATAAAAAGTTTGAACTCAATATGTACATAGAGGAGACAGAAATGGACGAAGCATCCAAAGAAGTAAAAGATCGTGTAAAAATGTTCAAGAAAATTAGAGATAAGAAAAGTTCTCAGGGTTTTCAACCAACAGGATTAAAGAACGAAAAACTTGATCCAGTAGGACAAGCAGATGCCGACATCGACAATGATGGAGATGTTGATTCCTCAGACAAGTACTTGAAGAATCGAAGAAAGAAAATCTCAAAGGCTATCAAGAATGATGAGTCCAAACTCTATTCTCATGTCAAGAGTATGATGAAAAAAGAGTATCTTAATATGAAGAAAATGAAAAAGAAGTAATGAAGAAGTTTTCTCAATTTGTAGAGGCAGTAGGTAAAACTGCTGTCTTTACTTTCGGTAGGTTTAATCCACCTACGATTGGACATCAGAAGTTACTACAAGCAACTGTAAAGGCTGCAAAAAAAGAAGGTGGTAAGGCTCACATCTTTGGTAGTCACTCTCAGGACAAGAAAAAGAATCCTTTGACTCACAGTCAGAAGATGTATTATCTTTCCAAGATGTTTCCAAAGGAGATGAGAGGACAAAATTCTATCTCAGCATTGAGAACTGCAATTGATGTTGCAGTACATTTAAATGATCATGATCGATTGGTCATGGTTGTAGGTAGTGATCGTGTCAATGACTTTCAGAATCTCTTGGACAAATACAATGGGGTTGATGGAAGACATGGATACTATAGTTATTCAGAGATCAAAGTAGTTAGTGCTGGAGAGCGAGATCCAGATGCAGAGGGTGTTACAGGAATGTCTGCATCAAAGATGAGGGCTGCGGCTGGTAGCGGGGATTATGATTCGTTCAAGTTGGGATTACCAAAAGGTTATGATGGTACTCAACTGTTCAATGATGTTCGTAAGGGTATGGGTATTTCAAGGGAGATCAAGTCCTTTAAACCTGTATCTGAAATGAACGACATTGAATTTATAAGAGAACAATATTTTCAAAATCTAATGTTCACTATTGGTGAGTGGGTAGAAGATTCTAAGCATGGTCATAAGGGAGAGGTTGTTAAACGTGGAACAAATTACGTGACTATAGTACAAGAAGATTTTTCTCTACATAAGGTTTGGTTGGAAGATGCTCGTCAGATTGAAAGTCAGAGTAATAAACTTCCAGACGCTATTCATTTTGTTAAGAATAGAAACCTTTGGGAAAAATATCGAAGAGAAGCCTATGATGTAGGCACTCCTGAATATGTAAAACATTGTAAAAAAATTACGCCTGGTGAGAAGGTTAAAATGACCTCTGAATCAGTATCGAAACTTGCACAAAAATTCAAGTTACCAATGAATGTTGCAATGGCGATATACAAAAAGTTGATGGATGCTGGTTTGAATCCATTGAAGATTCAGAGTTATGCTTCTATGTTATCTACATATATGAACCTCATGGATCAGAAAATGCCTGAGGTTGCTCCGCCTGGTAAGGAGAAAATGGTAAAAGCTTTAAAAAAGAAATTCAATGACCCATCAGCACCTTATGCTATTGCATGGGCCCAATATAACAAGGAGAAGAAAAATGATTAATGAGAAGAAAGAGACAGTCGCTGATTTTTTAAAGCGAGGTGGTAAAATTAAAAAAGTTAAAGCAGGAACAGGTAAAGAAGGTAAAAAGAAAATGTCTGATTTCAAAAAGTCCTTCAAGAAAACCAAAGATAAAGAGGCTGAACTGGATGCAAAAGATAAAGCAGAACGTGATAGAAATGAAGCCTATCAGATGAATAGTTATGTGAATACTCTTTCTATGGATCGTTCAAAGAATCTTTGGGCTGAGGCTGTAAGGGATGGTGTAGATCCTGAACCAGTTTCAGGTAAGAAAACTCTTACAAAAAAGACTCAGGAAAAAGTAGTTGTTAATCCCATAGAAAAAGAAGGAAATAGTAAGAGATGAAAACTTTCTCAGAACTTTTATCAGAATTAGAAGAAAAAGAGACTGATGCTCAATATAATTTGAGAATGAGAAAAACAGCAAGGACTCTTAAACGAAGTGCTAAAAAAGGTTCTTCTAAACGCAGAAAAGAGAGAAATAAGATAAGACGTAGAGATAATGAAAAATTGCAAAAGGCCGCTAAAGCACAAGCAAAAAAATCAGTCTTACAGGGATTCTCTGGTACTGCTTCTGCAAAGAAGAAAAAAGCCGATAAAAAATCAGCAGTGATTGATCGTTTAACTAAGAAACTTTTCAGGACTCTAAAAAAGGCAGAACCTCAAAGAGTCAAAGCAGCTAAAGCGGCAAAGGCAAATAAATGAAACAACTTTCAAATTTCTTAGTTGAGTATGAACTCAAATCTGAATTACCTCATGTCTATCTAGACATGGATGGTGTACTTGTAGATCTTATGAAGGGAGCATTCAAGGTGCATGGAAAAGAACTGAGTGCTGTGCCTAAACCTGAAAGGTGGGACAAGATTACTCAGACTAAAGATTTTTGGAAGAATCTAGAATGGATGCCTGGGGCAGAAAAACTTTGGAAATTTTTGAAGCCATACGAACCTAGCATCATGTCTGCATACGCAAGGTCTGAACCAAACTCTGCAAAAGGAAAAGAGGATTGGTTGAAGACTCATGTGGAACCTCTACCGAGAGGTAGAATTAATCTGGTCATGAGATCAGAGAAACAAAAATTTGCAAGGGATGGTAGAACACAAGCCCCGAATATTCTGGTGGATGACCACCCGAAAAATATTAGAGAATGGGAAGCGAAGGGTGGGATTGGAATCCACCATACCAGTGTAAATAGAACAATCGCAAGACTCAAGAAATTAGGTTTTGCATAAATATTAACATTAATTCAAAGGAGAATCGCCATGGCATTATGGGGAAAAACACACGATTCGGTAAGTAATAAACCGAAATTTTTACCAAATGATAATAATAGTAAATACGACATAACTAATGCGTATGCAACTAATTCTGGTTGGGTAATGAAAGCGGGAGCAGCTACTGGAAATGCAAGAACTACTGCACAACCAGAAGTTTTGGTTGCAATTAGAGGTCTTGCCGGAACATCTGCAACAACTGGATTGAAACTTCCAACAATGACTAAGTTTAGAGTACTTAAAAAGGCAGATCACGGAACTTCAGGTAATATTGAGTTTGAGATTAACTATGATGAACAAGTTGAAGTCAAGTCAAGTGGAACCGCTGCAACTATTCAACTTAATGGGGGAGCAGGAGGAAATGTTAATGCAACATTGATTTCTCTTGATGGAACCGCTTTTGCAGCTGGAGTAAAAGGAAGTACTTTATTGTTCAGAGCAACAAGCGCTCAAGCAACAACATACACATTGGCAGATGATGTAACCATGGCAGATCCAGACATGAAAGATGCAGTTTCAGGTCAGGATTTGGATACAGCAGGAATAAGACTTACTGCTGCTACTAAAACTGCAATTGGTGTAACAACTATAGTAATTGCATAATTGATCTAGAGTCCCTAGAGTATAATTCCCCCCCGAAATATGGGGGGTTCACATTAATTTTTAAGGAGAATTATGGCTGATAAGAAAATAACAGCTTTAACAGCGTTAGATAGTACTGGTAAAGACCCTACTGACCTGTTACATATTATTGATTTTAGTGCTTCACCAGTAAACAAAAAAATCACACTTGCAAACTTATTTGCTCGAATAGACACACCAGTATCAAGTGTGGGCGTATCCAACTTTGAGTATGGGCCTACAACTGCAATTTCAGCGTTTAAAATTGACATTCCGAATGCAACTCCGGCTGCAAGTGCTGAGTCAACAGTCGTGGTCAACGAAAATGGTAATGCTTTTATAGACTTTCGTGTAGAGTCAAAT